ATAGACCCAGCCAAGCCAGCCAAGCCTGTCAAATGACTACTTTTAATTATATAACAATTTGTTTATATAACTTTTAGTAATACAGGCCAAAACGCGCAATTGTGCGTATTAGTAAAGGTATGAACAAGTACGTTTACCAAATCCAAGGTGCACTAGAAGACCATGAAGGAAAGTTTCAGGGCTTTAGAATTCTTGTCTGTGATTTATATAACTTGGATTCNGTAGACATGCCTAGATCTGTCTTGGATAAGGAAACCAACAAATATCTGGAGTTTAGGCTTGCCATTACCAAAGGCACAGCAGACATTATGGATATTCGTAGGTTACCCCACCAAGTTCAAATTCGTATTCGAGCGCTGTTAGGGCGCTGGCTAGATAACTGGGTATTACAAAATTTTTATGGCAATACTAGCGACACAAAAGGTGTTAACTCATGACTATTGGAAAATAGCCGAAGACTTAACCCCAGGAGACATTGTGTTTGACCGAAACGGCAAACCCGTAAAGGTTAAGCTCGTCCAAAGTTATAGGTCGGATAATTGCTATCGTGTGTTCTTTGATGATGGTTTGATGGTAGCGGGTGACACCAACCTACGCTTGCCAGTCGAAAGTGAAAAGTATCGTAAGCGCCTACACGAATACAAAGGCCGTAAAAAATTCAAACGCCCCTTAGACATTAAGTCCGTGGAAGAGCTTTTAGATTTGCCGTTACGCAAACGAGAAAACCGCCGCGAGTATTCTGTTCCAACTGCGGGCCCATTAAAGTTTCCTGAACAAACGCTGCCCGTTCCCCCGTTCATATTTGGCTTTTGGTTTTACAACCACAAAGCGGATGACGTGATGTACCCACCCCTTGGTTGTGAAGAGTTTGTATTTAAAAAACTAAAAGCTTGCGGTTACAAAATTATTAAAAAGGGACACAGTCATAACGGGCAAACTAAATTCATTACTGAACCATCTATTAGGTCACACCTAGCACCTTTAGTCCCAACCAAAATTCCAAACAATTATTTGCTCGCTTCTGAAGAGCAGCGCTTAGATTTATTACGTGGCATTATGCATGCTAAGTCTAGGCAGTACAACATGGCAAAAGATCGATTTAGAATTACGACACGTAACAAGATTGACGCCAAACAAATTCAGTACCTAGCCGAATCGCTGGGCTGTAAAACTAAACTGGAAGAGTACAAAGGTCAGTTTACTTTGTTTATTAAAACTCGATTAAGGCTGATAGAAAACCAAATAAGCCCAAATATTAAAGTGCGCCAACAGTGGCGCTTTGTTGATAGCATCGAGCCAGTTAAATCCCAAAACTGTATCCACATTGAAACCGAAGGAGCTGATAATAGCATCCTGGTCGGAGAAGGATTTGTAGCAGTATGTTAACCCCCGAACAAAAATCAAAGCTAGAAAAGTTTGCAAAAGAAAGAACGCACTGGCCCAAAGACCAACTAGACGCAGCCGTTTGGCAAATCAAATGGGCGCTTCAAGCACTACCGCATCAACGAGAACCAGAAGATGGAGAATATGACACTTTCCTTATGCTTGCGGGTCGTGGATCTGGCAAAACGCACACTGCTAGTCATTGGATTGGTATTAGGGCTTGGAACTACAGCGGAACCCGCTGGCTTGTCACTGCGCCAACTTCAAATGATATTAGGGCAACCTGCTTCGAAGGTGACTCAGGATTGCTTAACATTATCCCGAACAGCCTCATTCGAGACTACAACAAGTCACTGTTTGAAATCACCCTTACCAATGGCTCCATCATCCAAGGTATCCCAGCCTCAGAGCCAGAACGGTATCGTGGTAAACAATATCACGGCGCCTGGTTCGACGAGCTCTGCGCATTTGACTACCTCGACGATGCCTACGACGGCGTACAGTTTACGCTACGTCTTAAAGATTCCAGAATCCCGCGTGTTCAGCAAATCATCACCACAACCCCCAAGCCGAGAGAATTAATTGTTGACCTGGCTGAAGGAAAAGTTGGTGGCGATGTGTACATGGTCAACGCCAGCTCCTACGATAACAAAGCCAACTTATCGGCCACCTTCTTCAAACAGCTTGAAACTTACGATGGCACAGACATTGGCCGTCAAGAGATCTATGGTGAAATCCTCGACCCAGAAGAAGCAGGTATCATCAAACGCAAACATTTCAAAATGTGGCCCGCCCACATGCCAACCCCCGAGCTCGAATACGTCATCGCCTCATATGATCCAGCCACCAGCGAAAAAACAGTAAACGACCCAACTGCTTGNACAGTGTGGGGCGTGTTTGAAAGACTGGATGCTGGAACATGNATTATCTTGTTAGATGCTTGGGANGCNCATTTGTCATATCCAGAACTNCGCCGCAAAGTAATTGATGACTTTAAAGAAGTTGTTTATGGNGCTGATAATGATTTCGGTAAAGGACGTAAGGCAGATCTAATCCTCATGGAAGATAAATCGGCAGGTATCTCACTGATTCAAGAGCTTCAAGGATCAGGCGTACCAGTACGAGGATACAATCCAGGACGTGCGGACAAGGTGCAGCGGTTAAACATTGTTGCGCCCTTAATCGCCAAAGGAAAGATTTTTATTCCCGAAGATTCCAAAAGAAAAGGGGAGTATGCCGATTGGGCTAAGCGATTTTTGCGTCAAGTCTGTTCATTCCCTGAAGCTAAGGGCCACGATGACTATGTGGACTCTTTATCACAAGGATTGCGTGTTTTACGTGATTCGGGATGGATTCACCTTGACCCGCTACCAGCACGCGATTACGACTACTCCGATGATACTCCAAGAAAACGTTTTGCCAACCCCTACGCACAATAGGGCGGATTTGTTGAAAATAGCGTATTAGTTAAATTAAGGACTTCCCCAATTCTCTATTGTTGGCCCTAAAACCCAGCAATCACATAAAAAATATCTATGGCACAACCCCAGTTACCGATGCAGTCCGGCAATAATCTGCCAGGATTGGACCAACAAGACAAAGACGAGCTGGACCAAGAATACGAAGCTATTTTTGGTTTGGACTCCGATGAGGTCGACGAAGAGTACATCGAGCTTGATGACGGCTCGGTGGTTGTTAATTATCGGGAGAAATCTAGCCCACTTAAAGATCCAGAGTTTTACGCTAACCTAGCTGAACTTTTAGACGAAAGTGATTTACAGTCACTTGCCAACGAATACTTGGATTATATCGATGTCGACAAAGAAGCTCGTAAACAACGCGATAAACAATATGAAGAAGGCTTGCGTCGCACTGGTCTGGGTAAGGATGCTCCTGGCGGTGCTACTTTTGATGGCGCTTCTAAAGTTGTTCATCCGGTAATGGCNGAAGCTTGCGTTGACTTTGCAGCCAGCGCAGCAAAAGAACTCCTTCCATCTGACGGTATCGTTAAGACCGATATTAAAGGTGAAGATAACGAACAAAAAGAAAAAACAGCAGGNCGCAAAGCNGAGTTTTTAAACTGGCAGNTNACTGAACAAGTTGCTGAGTACCGCGATGAAATGGAACAGTTGCTAACCCAACTTCCATTAGGCGGATCACAATTTTTAAAATGGCGTTACGATGATGAACAAGCTCGCCCAACTTGCGAGTGGATTCCAATTGATAACATCATCCTACCTTATTCATCAACCAATTTTTATACATCCCAGCGTGTTACAGAGCAACAAGACATTACCGGAGATATTTATCTAAAACGTATTGAGCAGGGCTTGTATCGTGACATTCATGTCATCTCTTCATCCGATGCTCCGTTAACAGATCAAACTCAATCTGAAAAAGCAAATAACAAAATCGAAGGCCGCGACATGCCTTCCGAAAACATTGACGAGTTGCGTCGTGTTTATGAAATTACTTGNTTTATGCGTTTGGAAGCAGACCCAGAAACTGNTGGTAAGCGTGCTCCTTACATTTTAACTATTGACGAGACAAGCGGCAAAGTATTGTCTCTATATCGTAACTGGGATGCCAATGATGAAAAACTCGAAAAGTTGGATTGGATTGTTGAGTTCAANTTCATTCCTTGGCGTGGTGCTTACGCTATTGGCCTCCCCCATCTTATTGGCGGCCTCTCTGCTGCTCTCACTGGTGCTTTACGTGCTCTGCTTGATGCTGCTCATATCAACAACAGCCAGACACTACTTAAACTTAAAACTGGGCGAGTTAGTGGACAATCTGATCGGATAGAACCAACCCAAGTTGTTGAAGTTGAAGCTGGTCCGGGTGTTGATGACATCCGTAAGATTGCAATGGCGATGCCATTTAACCCACCATCTTCAGTTCTTATGGACTTGTTGGGTTGGTTAACCACTGCAGCTAAAGGTGTTGTTACAACTGCTGAAGAAAAAATTGCTGATGTTAATGCAAACACACCTGTTGGCACTACACAAGCGCTGATTGAACAGGGTGCAAAAGTATTCTCAAGCATTCATGCACGTTTACATCGTAGCCAAGCCAAGTCGCTCAAGATTATTTCTCGTATCAACCATTGGTATTTGTCTGAAATGGACAACCAGTCTGGCACAGAAATTGAAATTCGGGATTTCGCATACAACAACGACATCCGTCCTGTATCTGATCCTAACATTTTTTCTGAAACACAGCGTCTTGCACAGAATCAAGCGCTGTTACAGATGGCGTCTTCTGCGCCACCAAACATGTTTGACCTACGCGCAGTGTATCGCCGCGTAATGAAGCAGTTAAAAGTACCTGAAATTGACGAAGTATTGCCAAATCCACTGGGCGTAAACGAGTCAAACCCAGCTCTCGAAAACGTTTCGATGACTATGGGCCAACCTGCTGCAGCATTCCCAGATCAGGATCACTTAGCACACATCCAAATTCACTTGGAATACGCACAGAACCCAGCATTTGGTGCTAACCCAGTAATTGGCCCACAATTTGCACCGCATGCACTAGAGCATATCAAACAACATTTAACTTTACACTACCTACAATCTATGAGTGGCTATGTTGCTAATGCTGCTGGCGGTCGTGACGAGTTTAAATTGCACAAAGAACAGCCTTTGGATCAAAATGCGCAACAAGCACTGGTGTTGGCATCACGTATGGTCAACCAAGATGCACAAGAAATGCTCTCTAAGTTCTTGCCACAGATCCAACAATTGGCACAAACTGTCGCACAAGCTCAACAATCACAACAACAGAATGCTGTTATGTCTGATCCAACAGCTGCCGCGATTGTTAAGACCCAAACTGCTGAAACTCAGCGTAAATTGCAAGAAGCTCAGTCACAAATGCAGCTTGATACTCAAAGTATGCAGCAAGACTACCAAATTAAAGTGGCAGAATTGCAGCAAAAAGTGGCTGAATTGCAAGCTAAGTACTCTACTCAGACAAATATTGACAACCAACGCAATGCAACCGACATTGCCATGGCAAATATCAACAATTCCGCTAAAGAACGTGTGGCAATGATTACTACCGGCGCCCAAATGAGTCAAATTCAAGCTCAATTGGAAGCCGATCAGGCCCAATCAGCCCACGAAGCTATCATGGCAGCGGAACAAGACATTCGCCAGCATGGTTTACAAGTTCAACAACAGGCTTTTGAGCAACAAGCCGCGCAAGTTCAGCAACAAATTGAAGCACAACAATCTGCGCAAGAGCATGCGCAGCAAATGCAGCAACAAGCATTGCAACAAGCAGCTCCGCAACAACCACAACAACAACCACCTCAAGGACAATAATGGCAACTAAAAAACAAGACGGCGGCGAATTAGGTTTCCGTAAAGCATACAAGATGACTGGCACTCCCGGCTTTGCTGGCGGCCCTGGTCAAGCTGTAGAAAAAGGCGATTCTGGATCACACCGCGATAACAATTGGAAAATTGGCGCTAAGCAAGCAAAAATGGCTAAAGATTCCAAAGTTGGACCAGATAAAAACCTCAACGAAATCGGCGGCGGTAACTTTTATTGATATTTNGGGCGGAATTGTTTCCGTCCACGTATTAGTTAGAGTATGAAGGACTTTTTATCCGAAATTATCAGCCGCTTAAAGGCTGAAGTAAAGATTCAAGCGGAAGCCGTTACCGCTGGAACAAATGTTAACACATTTGACGACTATAAACAGTATGTTGGCCGTATAGAGGGGCTTAATGCCGCTCTGGGCATTATAGACGAAATATTAACGGAAGACGACGAAGAAAATTAAGCCGTATGGCTGGAAGGGATTGCCGAAATGGCGATTGATTTTAGAGAAAAGGACGAACCAGATCTTCGTTCGGAAGCTGAATGCTTTCCCGATGTAGATCCAGGCGTTGATGTTCTTGGAGACCGAGTATTGGTGCAATTACGCCGAGAAAAGACAACAAGTAAGGGTGGAATTATCCTTGTGGATGAGACCAAACAGACGTTACGTTTTAACGAGACAGTAGCTAAAGTACGGGCAATTGGTCCCTTGGCTTATAAGAGCCCAGATGACCTAACTCCATGGCCAGAAGGCCCATGGTGCCAAATTGGCGATTTAGTTCGCACAATTAAGTACGGTGGAGATCGTTTCGTAGTGCAGCCAGAAGATGATGGCGCACCCGTGGTGTTTATTACACTGCAGGCGCGTGAAGTGATTTCTAAGATCAAATCATTTGAAGCAGCACAGAAAATGAAAGCGTTTGTAGATTAATTTTGAAAGAAAATTATGGCAGAAAATGAAAAAGAAGTTCCAATTAAGGAACGTGAAGATGGTACGGTTTTAGCTAAAATAGATGTTCCTGAAGAAATTGAGGACATTGAAGAAAATACTAAAGCAGAAGAGCACGACGAAGACGAAGACAGCGATGCTGCCGATAACGCCGCCGATGACGAAGCTGCTGAAGAAGGCGAAACAGAAGAAGATAGAGAAAAAATTCGTGAGGCCCGTCGTGAAGAACGTAGGCTAAAAAAAGACATTAAACGTCAACGCGAAATTTCTGCTAAGAATAAGATTAATGCACTTGAGCGCCGCAACGAAGAGTTAGCAAAGCGCTTGGCAGCAGTAGAAAATACTGCAGCATCCTATCAGTTTGCGCAACTTGATAAAGCTATCGAAGACGAAGCTACCCGAGTTGAATACGCAAAAATGAAAATGTTGCAAGCTGCTCAAGCCAACGATGCGGCTGGTCAAGTGGATTATTTAGAACAACTTACAGACGCTAAACAGCGTTTGCAACAAGTTCAAGCATATAAAAAACAACAACTCGAACAAGCTAAGTCACCTAAGCAAAATGTTCCAAACCCAGTTAATACTGAGGTGCAAGCTAATGCAACATCATGGCTTAAAAAGAACTCTTGGTATGACCCACAAGCTCGAGACACAGATAGTAGAATTGCCAAAGTAATTGACCAAGAACTCGCAGCCGATGGATGGGATCCAGCGGACCCAGAATACTGGGATGAGTTAGATAATCGTCTGTCCGCTCGTTTGCCCCACCGCTATTCAGCAAAAGGCACAACAAAACGAGCAAACCCAACGGCATCAGGCCGTGTAGCAGCAACAAGCCAAAAACCTGGCACTATCACGTTAAGTCGTGAGCGTGTACAGGCAATTAAAGATGCTGGTGCGTGGGACGATACAGAAAGACGTAATAAAATGATCCGNGCNTATGCNCANTATGATCGTCAAAATAAAGGTTAATAAATCATGGCAAATACAAGAATTAAACGCGACTTAGAAGATCGATTACTCGATAAAGTCGAAGAAACAAAAGAACGTATGGCATTAAATGCTAACGATTCTGACTCTGCAGCAAAAAGGGAGCGCCTTGAAGCGTTCCGCGATAAATGGCAAAACAGTGCATTACCTGATTTGCCAGCCGGGATTATTCCTGGATTNCATTTGTGTTGGCTATCCACCACAAATAATTACGACAGTATCGACAAACGCTTAGCGTTGGGTTATGAGCCAGTGAAAGCCAGTGAATTAGGAAAAGGCTTTGAGAACTTAGGCAAAATGAGCTCAGGCAAGTTTGAAGGCTGTATTAGTTGTAATGAAATGGTTCTCTTCAAGTTACCAGAAGAAATCTATCAAGAAGTGATGAAAATGTTGCACCTTGAGGA